CGAGAGCATTCTGGAGTAAGGTTAGCGTGGGCGACCCGGACGAATGCTGGAATTGGCTAGGAACAATCAGTGGCAACGGCTACGGCATACACAAAACTGCAGCTTACGGCATAATTGGCGCGCATCGCTTGGCGCTTCTACTGGCCAGCAAACAGCCCTTGGGAAATCTGACGGTCCATCATAGTTGTAGGAATCCTTGTTGCTGCAATCCTCGGCACTTATCAGCCAGCGCCCACAAGGACAACATAAACGAAATGATACAGCGGAATCTTTCCCAAGGAAATTTGCCCTTTGTCAGGAAATTGACGGACGAACAATACAATCGTATCGCTATTCTCTATTCAACGGGCAAGTACACGCAGCTAGACTTAGCAAGACGCTTCGGTGTGAGTCAACCGCTAATTAATTACATCGTACGCGGAGGAAAGACAGCTAATGCCCAAATGGGAAGCTCTGGACCGAGCGCCTGCGTTTAGGACTCAAGACGAGACTCAAGACAAGCTGCTACAGCAAATTGAGGCTGAAGTGCGTCCACTAGCCGGAGATCAGCTCGATAGAGCTATTCAAGACTTCGATGCCGTATTCAATGGTAGAATCAAGGCGATTCGCACCATGGGTATCGACATTGGCCGTACTAACACAGCGTACGCCGTCTTGGATGACGGCAAATTCGTATGCTCCAATCACATCTCACCACTTCAGTCATGTCACTCTTCCAATTTGCTAATCTTTCAGGACCAAATATTCAATCTAGTCGATAAACATAGCCCGGATTACTTCTGCGTGGAAAGATACCTCTTTCGAGGAGCACAAAGCCGAGACATCGAATTATGCTCAATGATGGCAGCTACAGTTGCTCTATCCGGGGGTAAGACAATCACTCCAGCACAATGGAAAAGTTGGATTAATCGCAAGTTTGGGGAGTTTATCCCGGCAATGAACAAACTATTCCCAACGACCAAGGATGAGCATGAGTGCGACGCTGCCGGCATGGCTCTTTACCTCTACGATTCAGTGAAGATTGGGCAGTGAAGATGCGAATAAATACCAGAGCGCACTTCAGTACTTTGCCCTCCTCGAAAGAGGTCTGGCACAGAACGCTAACCTTAACCCATTCTACACGAATCAAAGCGCAGATCACTCGAGGAGAACAAGAGCTTAACAAATGCGTTGGTACGCCTAACTATTCCGTTTATCTTATAGAAGACAAATTCTACTATATAAGCAAACTAGCTTGGTGGGAAAGGTGGGATAATGCTAGGAACAAAAAATACCCTTTTTGACCCAACTTTAGAATATTCTGAGGCGGCTGCTATCTATCAGCAAATCAATCGAGGAGAACAAGAGCATAACAGATGCGTTGGTGTGCCTAATCTCGATATCTATGCTATAGATGGTAAGATTTATTATCACCGTAACACCATACAGCGAAAGCTTTGGATTCTTAACAGCTTCAACTCCAAATTGGATCATTAGCTGCGGACATCACACACTCTTCGGCAAGAACTAAATGCAGGAGTATATGAAATGAAAATCAGCGAGCTACAGAAAATACTTAGTACCATTTCCAATGGTGGTCCAGACCTACTAGTCCTTATCGACGGATACGAAGGTGGAATGGAAGACTTGGTGTGGGTATGCTTGGCCGACGTGAAGAGAGATCAGCCACACGACTCCTGGACCGGACCACACGAGTTCGGTGAGGGAGAGCTATCGCTGATCTTTTGCCAAGAAGATCCCAGAATGCTGGACGAAAACGCTATCATTCTTGCTGGAGAGGGAGACACCGATGATTCGTAGACGGACTCGCGAAGAAGTTCAACGGGACATCGCACTTTCTAATCTTCGGAGAGAACTAAACGCAGGAAAACATAAAATAGAAAGAGGTGTGGGTACTCCGGGCTACGCCGTTTACGTAATAGCTGGGGTGACACACTTCATCCACAAGAAAAGGAACCAGCATGAAACATCCACAAAGACTAGTGGATCAAGCTCTAGCCATGCACTTGGCGGGGCATAATCATACATATATCGGAGATACGCTGGGTGTTACGGCGAAGACAATCTGGGTTTGGATAGATAAATACAAAAATGATCCAAACTTCGGTCCACTTCGCAAGACCTTCTTAGAGCGCCTAAACGATGCAGCCGAGGCAGCTATCAACGAACTCTATCATCAGTTACATGACTCTAGCCTAACACCGGCAGATCGACGCGTGGTAGCGGGGATAATCTTGACCAACCGGAACAGAGCAGTGGCAGCCGATGCCATGAGTAAGGCGGCAGATGCCTTCGAAAGATCAGTAGTTTCCCCAACAGAGTATCGAATGAAGAGAGAAGAGTTAATGGATAAGTTAACTAGGCGATACGTTGGTGCAACTAAATCGCCTCCACCCAGCAAACATCATCCGGGTATTAGGGGAAGGAAGGGACTCGTAATCGAAGCGACGGAAAATGATAAGTCTAACTAAAGAAGACTGGGATCGGCTCGAAGAGGAAGATCCACAACTAGTTAGCGAGATCGATGCACTAATCTGCATGGAACAGAGCCCACTAATCCAGTATTGGTTCAATGAGCCTGGTAAGGGTGGCATGTCTCCTATTCAGAAAGAGTTGCATCTGAATCCTTACCAATATCGTTTCGCGCGCTGGGCTAACAAGTTGGGTAAGACGTACGCCACTTCATGGGAAATGTGGTCAATTCTGTTAGGAACTCATCCTATCTGGAGTCAAGAGATCCCTCAACCGTGTACGATCCTATATGTAGTTTCTAACTTGGGACAATCTTATGCCGATGACGTCTGCCGCCGATTAAGAGAACTACAACCAGAAGGAATCCTTAGTCATTCCACCAAATACGACACTATTAGTGGATACCGAGTCAGTGGTCGCTTGGGTATACTAGCAGCCAATGGTAGCAACGTTATGTTTCGCTCAGGAACACAGGATGGAGAGGCTTTAGCGGGTATTAGTGCGCATTTCGTCATTATTAACGAACCACCACGAAGAGAAAGATGGGGAGAGATCATGAGAGCGGCGGCAGAATTCAACGCACCGGTCCTAATGACATTCACCCCTATTGACTCCCATTCAGTGTCCCGAGATGTGCGTTGGTTGAGGAAAATCATTGATGAAGACGATTCATACTGGTGGGAAAGCCACAAAGCGCTAATACCAGAGCACGCTCCGCACAGAGAGTCAGTGGACATAGCCACCCAAATCAAGCAGTGTGCCCCTTGGGAACGTGCCCAGCGCATCGAAGCCGACTGGGAAGGCCCCTCACTAACCCGCTACTTCATGGGCTTTGATGACGGTTGTATCATTGATATCGATCAAACTGGCGAATACGGCGTGGGTTTAGCTTTTGACCACGGAGAATTACCAGGACACGAAGTTTGTGTACTGTACCTCTACACACTAACCAAGCCACACCATGTGATCATCACGGACTGCTATTACAGTCGTGGGCGCACAACTCCCGAACAAGATGCAGTGGAAGTTCAAAAAATGCTGTATAATCATAATATAGACCTAATGGAAGTCGACCGCGCCGTTGGGGACATCAACTCAGCGGGCAAGGGAACGATGGGTACAGTCAATCAACTATTTGAGCAAGCCTTCGCCAAGTTAACGGACAACACTTATCCACCCTTCAGAGTTCGTCCGGCCAGCAAAGGCCCCGGCTCGGTTCTGCGAGGAGCTAATGTACTTAACATGGCGTTTCTCGACAAACGTCTATTAATTCACACTAGAAACAAGCAATTGATTCACGATTTCAGAAATTGGGGTGGTACCAAATCTGGTACCGACGCCGATAAGACTCATGCTATAGATGCGGCGCGTTATGCGCTAGAACCACTACTTGATATTAGGGTTAAGGAGACCAGGAAAATCCGGGTCGTTTAAGGAGATTACTATGTCGATGATTACCGTTACGGACACAAAATTAGCAATCGATCCAATTCTTCCTGGTAGTTCGGAAGACTTTGATCGGCGCACGCACACCAGACTGCGCCGTCGCATGTTGGCTGGTACGTGGCGAACGGACCTAATAGATCATTTACGAAGACATTTCGATCCAGTTCGTCAGTCTATCCAGGGAGTGCCTGACATTTCAACCAACGTCTTCCTTTCAGTAGTGCAGCAACTAAGTGCACTGTACTCAACCAAGCCTGCTGTCAGCAATCCGGATGGCGGAGAAGCTCTCATTGATATGGTAGCTTCCGCTGGATGGTGGTCTATGGCGCCACGACTTCAGCGCCTTGTCCTGGGGCTGCGCGAGTGTTTTGTCCGCCCTTCATTCAAAGAAGGTAGCCTACTATATCGCATTATCACTCCAGATATGCTTTATACTGAAGCCTCGATGGATTCACCAGATGAGCCTAACTTCGTCGTAGAGGCCCGGCCGCGCCACTGGAACAATCGGTTATGGTGGACGTGGGACGTTGTTGACTTAAGAGACCCCACCAATCCAAAATTCGCCATTATTCTACCTAAACAGGGCGATGTGAAGGAGAATAAGGATATCACCGTCGATATTATGCGGCTGGCGCCTGGAGAGAGTCTATCCGGAACAAGCTATCCTTGGAGAGACTCTAACAAGGCTCCCGTGATGCCTTACGTCCTGTATCATGCTGAACGAACTGGATATCTATTCGATGCCTATGAAGGTGCAGAGATGGTGGAGGGTGCACTGACCGTAGCGGTTCTATGGACATTCTTCCTTCACAATGTGCGTGATTGCTCTTGGTCGCAGAAATATACCCTCAATGCTGAACTTCAGGGACTTCGGCCCCAATCTGAAGGAGATTCTGTCTCCCAACACCGCGCCATTTCCACGGATGGTTCGAGTATTCTACAGTTCATGAGTGATCCCGGCGCCTCCGCAGCGATTGGTCAGTGGGCGCCCGCTGTTAACCCACAAGTCTTGGGTGACGCCATCGCGCAGTACGAGACGCGGCTGTCGGTGCATTACAATCTGTCGCCCAGCGACTATGTTAGCCAATCCACTCCTCAGTCGGGTTATGCTATCTCTTTGAAGCGCGAATCTGTCCGAGAAGCCCAGCGTAAGTTTGAGGAGCAGTTCCGTAGGGGAGACGTTCAGTTAATGCGCGTATCTGCCGTGATGTCAGGACAAGTCCCAGAAGAGGGTTATCAGATTACTTATCCAGGACTCCCCGTCACTAGCCAGGAGCTAACCGATTCTCTGGCTAAGCATAAGGGATTGATCGACCTGGGGTTGGCTAGCAAGGTAGACGCCTTCCGCGAACTTAATGCTGGTATTTCTCGTGAAGTTGCACTACAGAGATTACGGGAAATCGCTGAAGAGATTAGAACACTAGGATAAGGATAATTAAACATGCCAGAAGATAATCCATTAATCCCACGAGAGAGATTAAACACAAAGATAGAGGAGAACAAAACATTGTCTGATGAACTAACCGCAGTAAAGGCCGAATTAGAAGCATTAAAAGCATCTGGTCCCAAATCTGAGGCACTTAAACAGGAGTTCGCTGCAGCCAAGGCCGAGTGGGCTTCTCAGAAGTTCATGTATCAGCAGGGCCTGACTAATCCAGATATTCATGACCTATTGATATTGAAGTTCAATCGCGGCGAGGAAAAGGACTTCGGAAAGTTCTTCGAGTCCGAGAAGTCCTCATCCGAGCTACTTAAAATGGTCCTGGCCCCAACTACCGCCACGGCTTCCCCTACTACAGCCGCCCCAGTGGTTGAGGATACCGCAGCCTCGCCAGCTGAGCCAGCACCGGAGGCGCCCACACCCGTCATTCCCGCAACGCCGGCGACAACCGCACCCGT